GAATACCTTGAAGAGTAAATTCTCCTAATTTATTATTATCTTTTGTAAATTGTCTTTCTCCTTCAAATACTTGAACTGTAACAGCTGGTTGATTATCAGTGTATGTGCTAAATGTTTGTGATTTTTTTGTAGGAATTGTAGAATTTCTTTCAATGATTCGTGTCATTACACCACCACTTGTTTCAACCCCTAATGATAATGGAGCAACATCTAATAAAAGTACATCATCAATTTTACTATCTTTTACACCGGATAATAATGCTGCTTGAACAGCAGCACCATATGCTACGGCTTCATCCGGATTAATTGAGCGATTTAACTGTTTTCCATTAAAATAATCGGTTAATTGTGATTGAACTTTTGGAATACGTGTCGAACCACCAACTAATACAATTTCATGTATGTTAGATTTACTAATACCCGAATCTTTCATTACTTGTTCAACTGGTTCAAATGTTTTTCTAAATAAGTCTCCGCATAATTCTTCAAATCTAGCTCGAGTAATAGAAGAAGTATAATCAATTCCTTCATATAAACTATCAATTTCTATTGTGGCCTGTGTAGATGAAGATAATGTTTTTTTTAAATTTTCGCAAGATGTTCTAAGACGTCTTAATGCTCTTTTATTTTCTGATAAATCTTTTTTATGTTTTCTTTTAAAATCCTGTGTAAAATGATGAACTAAACGAGTATCAAAATCTTCACCCCCTAATCTTGTATCTCCCGCTGTTGCTTTAACTTGAAATACTCCCTCTTCAATACTTAATAACGTAACGTCAAAAGTCCCACCACCTAAATCATAAATTAAAATATTTCTTTCTTTATCATCTTTTGTATTATCTAACCCATATGCGATAGCTGCGGCTGTTGGTTCATTAATAATACGTAATACTTTTAATCCGGCAATATAACCAGCATCTTTTGTTGATTGACGTTGGGCATCATTAAAATAGGCAGGGACGGTAATAACAGCACTATCAACTGGTTCGCCGAGAAAATCCTCAGCTATTTCTTTCATTTTTGTTAAAATCATAGATGAAATCTCTTCTGGTTGAAAATCTTTTGTTTCACCTTTATATTGAGCTTCAATAATAGGTTTATTATCTTTATCTTTTACTTTAAAAGGAAAATGTTTAATATCATCTTGTGTTGACGAATCGCTAAACACTCTACCAATAAGACGTTTAGCATCAAAAATAGTATTTTCGGGATTTTGTGATGATTGATTTTTTGCGGCCGCGCCAATTAATCGTTCATTATCAGTAAAAGCTACATATGATGGCGTAGTTCTTTGACCTTGATCATTTGCTATAATTTCACATTGTCCATTTTTCCATATACCAACACAAGAATAAGTTGTTCCTAAATCAATACCAATTGCTACCATTAATGTATTAATAAAAATAATCTTTTTAAATAATTATAATTTATATATAATATATTTTAAAAAAATTTTTAAAAATAATACTTTTAAAAATAATACTTTTAAAATAGTTAAAAATATTTTATTTATAATATATTATTTATCAAATATTATAAATGAATAATAATATTTTAAATACTGTTAATACTAATAATAGTAATAGTAATAATAGTAATATTAAATTAAAATTATTAGAAAAAAAAATAGAATATTTAGAAAATAAATTACAATTATTAGAAAATATAATTATGCAAAATACTATTAAAAATTTTGATAATATTGATACTTTGAATACAGAATTAAATTTTGATAATGAAATTATTAATCGAAGTATCAATATATCATCATCTGTAATTGATTTTGTTGATAATAATATTGATTCTCGTGATAATAATGTTGATTCTCGTGATAATAATATTGATTCTCGTGATAATAATATTATATATAGTCCACCGAATTTAGAAAGACAACGAGGATTTGATTCTAAAAATTTTTAAAAAAAAAATATAAAAATTATTAATATTTATATTTTTTATATTTTTTACATTTTTTACATTTTTTACATTTTTTACATTTTTTACATTTTTTACATTTTTTACATTTTTAACATAATGTTTAACATTTAAACAACATCTACTAATGTAGGTGGCGTTTTAATAATTGGAATATGTATTTTAGTTACATAATTATTTGTTTTTGTAAATTTAATTTCATTGTCATATAAATTAATATGACCAAATGACCAATAATTACTGGTCTGTAAATCCTTAATCACATTATTAGTTCCAAAATATGGATGCTTTAATACTTCATTATTTTCATAATTATGACCTAATGTAATACATGGTACATCATTAATAAATACAATATGATCTTTTTCTAATACAAAGGTTATCATTGATGTTGTTCCTACATTAACTGTTTCAGTTAAATCGTCAGGAAAACACCATTTTTCATTATAATAAATGGGATGCCATGCTGTAATAGTTAATCCATCAATTACACACATTTTATGAATTTTATTTTTAATATGTGTTTCTACAACACAAACTACTTTTGATTCTGAAATATTGTTATCAATAGTCATTGTTTTTACAATATCACCTTTTTTAATACTTTTAATATTTTTAATATCACCATTACCCATTGTAATACTACAAGATGAATGAAAACATCCACCCGTTGGGTCATTATATGTAGACATACTTACAGTTGATGTTGGTCTTGGTTGTGTATTACTATATGAAGAAACACGCATAATAAGTGATGGTGTAGGCGGTGGTAAAGTATCAAAAATATCACTTGTTCTATCTACAATATCTTCAAATGTTTGTCCGCCAAATGGACATCCATCATCTTTAAAATTAGGTTTGATTTGTTGATTAATTGACCGAGAAAGTTGGTCTAAATAAAATTCTCCCCAGCGACTAAAATATGTAGGGTTTGAAATAGCAATATTTACTTGTCCTTCGAGATTAGCAATAAGACCACGAATTAATTTATAGTCAGTATTTCTAGCATTTTCTTTTAATTTTTCAATAATTTTACCTAATTCGTTCATAGACATATTAAATTCATTTATTCTACAATAATTAATGATTGTACGAATACTATTTACTACTTCAAATCTGTATTTATGAATATTAACATTTTCATCGTAAACAGTTTCTCTAATTTTTGTTTTATTTACATTAATTTCATCACTTTTAAATGATTGTCCACAAATTTTATAAGTATAATAATATATAAAAATTTCATCACCTTGTGTATTTAAAATAATATTTCTTTCTTGTTCATTTTGAACACTACCTAAATCATATGTATAACAATTTGTCGTTTCATCAAAATTATATGCAAAATCACCCATAACAATTTCTGAATTAATATTATTTTTTGAAATAATATGTAACTGCAAATTCATTACAACTGTACTTAAAATTGTTCCTGTAAAATTACAGAATACAGTTGCAATCATACCGCCATCTGGAATATGACCATTGCCACCATTAGCATATTTAGCCATATCATATAGCAAATCTTTTTGTAAGTTATATCCAAAACCAAATGTATAAATTGGTGTTGTAAAATTTTTACTGCTTCGTAGTCTTTTTAATGTTTCAACTTCACCTCGTGCTGGTGAAATATTTGGCTGTCCATCAGTAAACATTAAAATAGCACTATTTCGTGTTTTATCAACTCGTGAATCAAGAATTTTAATTGCTTGGTCAATACCTCCCCAAATATTTGTTTGATATCTTGGTTTAATAGTATCAATTTTATCAAGTGCATTTGCTTTATTAATTTCAGTCATTAACATTAAATCAAATACAATAGTAATTGTACTATCAAAGCAAATTACAGCTAATCGTGATGATTTATTTAATGATTTAGCAACTGTTTTAGCCGCATGATTAACAATATCTTGAATGGACATGCCACTTTCGATATTATTATTTTGGGCATCTTTTGCTTCAACTGCAATATTCATTGAACCAGAATGGTCAATAACTAGAACAATATCTTGTGGTAAATGATTATTTTCAAGTTCTTTTGGAAAGCTTTCAGGATTAACATTGAATGATAACATTAAATTATTTTTTTCATTTTTTGTTAACTTATGGTCTAATAAAATGTTATATGTTCCGGTTTTTGCTGAAACTTTTTTATTGGAGCTTTGGGTTTCTTGGTGATATTTATCACATAAAAACTTTAAAGCTACATTCAATTTTAAACTTCCAATAGTCATTGGTGAACGATCATGTGGTGATGTTCTGTGACTATGTAACCACGTTTCGATAGCCTCTCTTTCATATGTTTGTCCATCACTGCCTGTTACTGGATTGTTCATAGGCATCTGAGTAATAGGGCAAGTAATCGATTCTTCGATTGCTTTGATATCGAGCATAGATGACGTAGAAAGATTTTCCATTTATAACATTAACATTTAATGAATTATGTTTAAATCAATTTTTTTTATAAAATTGATTTAAATTTAAATGCAGAATGCAGTAATATATAATGACTGAATCATTAATTGAAAGACTTAATAATACTAATATTAGTAAAAATAATGATATTAATAATATTGAAGAAACAAATGTAAAAGATGTATATGAAAAAATAGCTACACATTTTTCAAATACAAGAGTATATAGTTGGTCTTGGATTGCTGAATTTTTAGAAAATATTCATTCTAAAAATGAAAACTCTCTAATTTATGATTTGGGGTGTGGTAATGGAAGAAATATGAATTTTAAAAATTTAAAGTTTATAGGTATTGATAATTGTGAAAATTTTATTAATATTTGCAAATGTAAAAACTTAAATGTTATTAAATCTGAAATTACTAATACACAATTACCAAGTAATAGTGCTGATGCTATTATATGTATTGCTGTAATTCATCATTTGGTAAGTGAAGAAAATAGATTAAGAGCATTATTAGAAATAAAGCGAGTAATTAAATCTGGTGGAAAGATTTTATTATCTGTTTGGTCAATTAATCAACCTAAAAAAACAAGACGAAATTTTAAATCGTATGGAAATAATATAGTATTATGGAATAATTATGGAGAAAGTTATGAACGGTATTATTATATATTTAAAATTGATGAATTAAAAAGTTTAATAAAAAAAGCCGGATTATATATTTTAAATCATAATTATGATTGTGGAAATGAAATTTTTGTGTTATTAAAATCATAATACGAATTTTCTTTTAAAATATCTAGTATTTTATATACTTTATTTATATATTCTATATAAAAATTTAAATTACTATCTGAATATATTATATTGAAATTATATTCTTCTTTATATAACCATAATAATTGTTTTAATAAATTTGGATTGTTAATTCTAATTTTCATATATATAATTAGTAAATATCATATTTACTAATTGATAATTTTATTTTATTTTATATGTTTTTTTATGTTTTTTATATTTTTTATGTTTTTTATATTTTTTATGTTTTTTATGTTTTTTATGTTTTTTATGTTTTTTTATGTTTTTTTATGTTTTTTTATGTTTTTTTATATTTTTTATGTTTTTTATATTTTTTATGTTTTTTATGTTTTTTTATGTTTTTTTATGTTTATTTTTATTTTTTTTTTTATTTTTATAATTATTTAGGAAAACTAAAATTTTTGGAAAAAATATTTAATAATATTATAAAATGTCCGTTGATAATTTAGGAGCTGGAGAACAAGAAGCTTTAGCTACTGCTCGTTTAGGTGATTTACGTAAAAAAGTGAATGCTGATTCATGGAGCGATAATATGGAAATATTAATGAAACGATGGGGTGAAAAAGCAGCCGGTTTAAGATTTATGCATGCGCATGCAGGTAGTAAATGGAAAGTGTTTGCTAATAAATTAGCGATTTCAGGTATAATTGTAACAGGTGTAGCATCAACAATGTCTTTAATAGCTACTAGTGTAGAAGAACCCGTAGTAAAAAATGGAATTTTATTCGGTGTTGGTGGCATTGGTTTAATTTCAACATTAATCCAATCATTTAAAAAATTTTATAATGCTGAAGAAAAAGCTGCTGACCACGCGAGTGTATCAAAACAATTTGGTTCATATTATAGATATATGACTTTACAATTAGGTATGTCTAGATTTGATCGTGACCCCGCTGATGTATTAACAACATGGGCTTTAAAAGAATATGAAAGATTACAACAAGAATCTCCATCAATTGGTGGAGATTCAATAGTATTATTTAAAAATAAATTTAATGACCCAAATCAAGCTATACCCGATGTAGTTGAAGATAAATTTATAATACAAATATTTAAAGACCAAGAAGAAGATGAAGAAAAAGAAGACGATGAAGAAAATATTATAGTTCCAAAAAAAAATATAGAATTATTATCAAATAAAGATGTTGCTGTAAATATTTCAAATTAAAAATAAAAATAAATAAATAATTATAATAATATTATTATGATTATGTATTTATAAATTTTTATTTTGTATATAATTTATATTCTGGTAAACAAGTCATTTTTACTTTACTATTATAAATATTTAATGTTTTATTTTTTTTAGTTCTACAATGTGGTAAAAAATCTTTATTTTTAAAAAATTTAAATGTTTTTTTATTTTTATTGTTAAGCCAATAATCATTTTTATATGTATTTTTTAAATTATATTTCCTTGATTTTTTGAAAAAACGCGCAACATATGTTGGATTTAATGTTTCACCAGCAATTATAGCTCCAGCACAACAGCCAATATATATTACTTTATTACTTTTTACTCTTTCACATATCAATTTATCCATATTTGTTTTTTTAAGATGATACCACAAAAAAAAAGTATCTCCTCCTATTACCCAAATTATATTTGTTGTTTTTATATTTTTTTCAAATTTTTTTAAATTTTTCTTTTTACTACAATCTATATATGTTACTTCATAAGGCATATTAAAGTTGAATTTTTTTTCCTGTAATTTAAAATTTTTTATAGCATTTTTTATTAATTCTTTTTCTGATATATTTTTCTTATTATATTTAGCAGTTACAATTACTGATATTTTCAAAATATCTAATTCTTTATATTTCTTATTAATAATATTATTTAAATTTTTTGCTAATACATTATTACTTGTACAATTTGATGTTAAAATAACGGATTTATTATGTAATTTACTTGTCATATAATATCTATTATATTATATCAATATAAAATTTTGATTTATATCAAATTATTCGTTTAGATTTAATTTTTAATCTTAATCCAAATGTAATATTTTCATTATCATTTGTATTTATTAAATTTCCATAATAATCTATAAGTTTTATATTAAAATTTAATAAATTTATTGGACCTTCATATTTTCTAACGGTATTTTCTTGATTATTCATTTTATATTCAATATTTATTATATTATTTTTATCAACATTATTTGTTGATACTTTTGCTAATATTTTATTAGAAATTATATTTTTATTATAAAATAATGCATGATTTTCTTGTGTGTTTACTATATGCTCATCTAAACAAAAAAATACATCATTATTATCATTATTTTTAAATGTATATGGTGACATTATATAATTATTTGATGATTCAGTTAAAATTATATCATTATTAGAAATATAAGAACTATCATATTTTTTTTCATTTTTATTAAAACCTAATATATATGCTAATGAATAGTATGGAGTATAATATGATTTAAAATCTAATTCAAAACGATGAAATGAAATATCTTGTAATTCATTATAACTTAATTCAAATTTAGTTCTTAAATTATTTGGATTAATGGAAAAATTTAAATTTCTTATAAATGATAAATCATTACTATCTACACTACTATAACTTTGTATATTATTTGTGTCAAAGTTTTTTAATTTATTATTAATTTCATTTTCTATACTACTAATATTTTCATAATAACCATCATCTAATATTATTGGAAATTCAAAAGATACATCATTTAATGAAGTATCATATTTTTTTATAATAAATTTATTATTTGATTTACTTTTACTTATTAAAAATGGTTTTTTAAAAGATATTTCTGATAAACGCAATTCTGTTATATTATTTATACTTTCTGATAATAAAAAATTAGAATTAGTATTGTAACTATCTAATGAATTTTCTCTAAATAATGTATTAAAATATAAATTTTTTATTATATATATAAATTCTGTTTTGAAATTTATATTTTTATCTATGTTATAATTACCATTAATATCATTTATATCTAAAATTTTTTTATCATTATTTATAATATTTTCTTCGTTAGTATCTTCTTCGTTAGTATCTTCTTCGTTAATATCTTCTTCGTTAGTATCTTCTTCGTTAGTATCTTCTTTGTTAGTATATTCGTCATTAGTATATTCTTCGTTAGTATATTCTTCGTTAGTATCTTCTTCGTTAGTATATTCGTCGTTAGTATATTCTTCGTTAGTATATTCTTCGTTAGTATATTCTTCGTTTATATTGTGTTTATTTCTTTGCAAATTTTCAAAATTTTCATAAAAATCATATTTTGGTAATATATTATTTTGAATATAATTATTTTCATTTTGATTATTATTTAATAATTTATTTTGAACATTATAAAAAAATGATCTAATATTATTATTATTTTTGAAACGGTCTTCGGTTAAATAATATATTTTTTCATTTATTTCATTATTTGTTGGAGTTTTAAGACCTAATAAACTTAATAATTCATCAATAGTATAATCATTTATATTTGTATTAAATGAATTCATTAATAAATATATATTTAATTTTATTTAATAATTAATTTTAATTTTAATTTTAATTTTATTAAAATCAATATTAATGAATTTTTTTTCATATAAATTTGTTAAAAATTTTACATAATTAAATTTATTATTAATTATAGTTTTTGATATAAGTTGAATGCCGTGTCCGCGTTTACAATGCTTATTAGTTTTAAATAACAAATATTCCAATTTTTCAATTATTTTTTTATCTTTAGTATTTAAATTATATATATTAATATATAAATCTGATTTATATATATATCTGTTGTAATTATTATCACTGTAAATTCTATATTTTTTTTTGCTATCTTTTATTAATAAATTATTTTTTATAATACCTATACCTTCTATTTTATTTGTAGAATTATTCATTTCTAATACTAATATTTCTTCTTCTGGTAAAATTTTTTCAGTAATTTTTATAGGAGTACCATATATGCAACCGATTTCATTGTTTTGTTGTTTCCATTTTTTATTTTCTTCTATTGTTTTATTGTCAAAACGTGTAACACATATATGCATAATTTGTAATAATTAATTTGATTTTAAAGAATTAAATATTTAATTAATTATTGCAATTTTTTTTTAAATAATATATACCTATTTTTATTTTATTATTATTGTTGGTATTATTGTTTGTATTATTAATACTATCTCTAATTGCATTTAATTTTTCTGTATCATCATATTCTTCTAAAATTTTATTATCTATTGAATATAAAAAACTGTATTCTTCTATTTTTTTAAACTTATCTCTATCATCATCAGATATATAATTTTCATTTAATATATTATATTTAATCGAATTTAATTTGATATAATTATCTTGTATTGATATATTTAAATTTAAACTATTATTAATGATTGGAATTTCTAATTCTAAATAATTAGCGTCTTGTAATATTTTTAATTCATCACATAATTTTGAAATATTGTCATCTTTATTAATAAATAATTCCATAATTATATTTTCTATAGCGGGTGCTTCATATTTTTCTTTTAATTTATTTCTTATTATTGATTTTATCTCTTTAAGATTGTTATCATATATTTTATCTATTTCTTCATTTATAGTATTTTCTTTTATTAATAGAATTTTTTTATCATTTAAATGTGTTTTATATTTATCTTGAATATATTCTATTAATATATTTTTTGAATCATATAATATATCCATATTATAAAAAAATAATTTATAAAATTTTAAGTATTAATTATTAATAATATAATATTAATAATATTATATTAATAATATTATGAATAAAATAATTGATATTCTTATGTATATAAAATAT